TGGATAAAGGGATTTATGAACGAATTGCTCAAGATGGTCTTGGACATCCCCGGAATGCCCTTCAAATCCTCGAACAAGTTTTAAATTCCCCATCAGAACGTCGTTTAGAAATTGCAAAACAAACTTTATTAGAAGAATCCCAATCAATTGAACTTTGCCGTGCACTTATGAAAAATCGGGTTCATTGGAACGAAGTTACACAAATTTTAAAAGGGTTAAAAGATCAAGAACCAGAGGGTATCCGAAGACATATTTTAGGATACTGTCAAAGTGTTTTATTAAATGGAGAGAACGATAGAGCTGCTTTCATTATTGAAACATTTTATGATCCATTATATGATATTGGTTGGCCTGGATTAGTTTATTGCTGTTATTCAATTATTAAAAATTAAAATTAAAACTATGGAAAGAAAAAATGAAGTAATTAAAAATAATGAAGATAAGGTGTGGTACACTATTAATCATACAATCAATTTAGGAAATTATGAAAATATTAAAATTGAAGCGGGATTATCTCAAACTCTACTTGAAGGGGAAGATCCTTATAAATTAATTAATAAAATTTCTGATAAACTCATTTCTCAAATTATCCAAAAAGGACAAGATTTAAAATAAAAATTAAAACTATGGAAAAATTAGATTACGAAAAAGATGTAGAAATTGATGAAAATGATTTAGATATTGAATGTTTAAATCAAGCAAGTTTATTTGCTAAATATGCACGAAATGCAACAAATGAAGAACGTAAAGTTGAATTGTTAAAAGAAAAATTAACTCTTTTAAAAGCTGAATTGGATTTACAAATAAGGACATCCCCTGAAAAGTTTAAAATTGAAAAAATTACGGAGGCCGTTGTTACAAATACAATCATTGTCCAAAAAGAATTTCAAGAATTGAATAAAGAATTATTAAATGCTCAATTTGAAAAAAGGAATGCGGATAATGCTGTAAAATCAATGGATCAAAAAAAATCTATGCTGGAGGCTTTAATTAAACTTCATGGGCAAAATTATTTTGCAGGGCCACAAACCCCCCGTGATTTACATTTAGAACGTGAGCAAAAAGATAAAAAGGTAAATCAAGGGATTTCTAGTAAAATGCAACGAATTAGAAAATAATATAAAATATATGAAAAAGATAATTGCAAAATGGCTAGAAATACCAGATGATACCATGTGTTATTATAGTTTAAGAGAACTTACAAGTAATCATTCCTTTATAGGGTTTATTCCACGAAATTCACCTGAAAAATTTATGATAATTACAAATGATATTTCAAGGGAAATACTTGCTATTAGACCTTCTGCATATAATAATATTTGGTGTGATTCTAAAAAACAAGAAACTGAGGATGGGGATTATTTTATATTTGAAACAATGGATGATCTATTGGAATGGATGAAAGGTAAATAAATTTTAAATTAATAAATAAATTTTAAAACATGAGAAATAAAACAAAAAGCAGTTTTAGGGGCAGGGTTGCCTCTAATTCAAGAAAACAAACTAAAGCAACAGGATCAAGTTATTTGCAACTTCCTAATGGTATCCCTCTTTTAATGCTTGAAGAAGGAACAAGGAAAATAAAACTAGATTTTCTTCCGTATGAAGTAACAGATTCAAAACATCCTGATAATGAAGATGCCCCTGTAGGAAGTCTTTGGTATCGCAGACCATTTACACTACATCGAAGTGTTGGGGCAGATAATAAGAATTATGTTTGTCTTTCTTCAATTGGGAAAAAGTGCCCTATCTGTGAATACCAAAAAGAATTATTTGAATCAGATAAAACAGCAGCAATTGCACTATATCCAAAACCTAGAATGTTGTACGTCGTTATTCCAATTGATTCAGATAAACACGAACAAATTCCACATGTTTGGGATATGTCTGAAAGGTTATTTCAAGATATACTCTCAGAAGAATTGCAAGTAGATGAAGAAAATGAAATTTTTCCAGATCTTGAAGAAGGTAAAACACTTGAAATATCTTTTAAATGGAAAAGTATCGGGGATGGAAAGGCATTTCCTGAGGCACGAAGTATTAAATTTGAAGATAGAGATGCATATGATGAAAAAATATTAAATGAAGTCCCTAATTTAGATGAAGTTTTGAATGTTCTTTCTTATGATGAATTACATGCAAAATTTTTTGAATTAGATGAGGATGTAAAACCAGAAGAAGATCAAGAAGAAGATGAAAAGATTAAAATAAAAGGGAATAATGCAAAAAATCAACCATTGACAAGGAGGACAGCAAAAAAAGAAGAAGATTTAAATTCGAATGAGGATAAAGATAATGAAGAGGGCACAAATGATAAATCAAAATTAAAAAGGCAAACGAAAACAACAAAACCAATTGAAAATAAAATAAATAAAACAAATTCAGAACCAAAAGAGAAATCTTCAATGCGTAGGGAAACATCCGGGGCAAATTGTCCAAATGGTTTAAAATTTGGAATTGATACGGATACTAAGGATGTCTGTGATGAATGTCCCGAAGCAATTTGGAATGCGTGTAAAGATGCAAATGAAAAATCAAATAAAAGAAAATGAGTAAAAAATTATTAAATATTCAGAAAAAGAGAGATTATAAACTCGTGGGGGCAAGTTTGCCCTCATGGGTTTTTACATATCTATCAATTTACGCTGTTGCAAAAAAAATAACTAAAACGGGTGTAATAAAACCATTAATTGAAGATTGGGTTACTAAAATACAAAATAAAGAAACTGACATTATTTTGATTGAAGAAATTGTGGATCAAATTAAATTTCAATGGGAAAATGAAAAGAAAAGCAATCCCGAATTAAAATTTGCTGTTTTTAAAGAAACAATCAAACAAGAACTTCAAATTAAAGGGATTATTAATCCATATGTTAGTTTAATCATCAAAAAATTAAGCAATGGAGCGAAATAAGAAATCTGAACCATTAAGTTCTCAAATGAAAAAACGAGCAAATGCAAAATTAAAAGAAAAAAAGGAATTTGATGGGAATTTTGAAACAGTAATTTCAACAGGATCTACATTACTTGATCTTTCAATATCTGGAAAACGAATAAGGGGTGGGGGTATACCTGGGGGAGTACTTGTTGAAGCATTTGGCCCTAGTCAAAGTGGAAAAACAGCTCTGTTATGTGAAATGGCGGGAGATATTGAGCGTAAAAATGGGGAAAATCAATTTCAAGATCCCGAAGCTCGTTTAGATAATGAATTTGCAAATATATTTGGGGTGCATATTAAAAAAGAAAATTACTACCGTCCAGATACAGTAACAGAAGTATTTGAAAGGATGCGTGCATGGGAACCAACAACAACTGTAAAAAATTGTGTACATGGGTTATTTGTTGATTCTCTTGCAGCTTTATCAACCAAATTAGAAATGGAAGATGAGGATGGGGATAAAATGGGGATGCGAAGGGCAAAAGAATTTAGTGAACAATTACGAAAAACTTGTAGGATAATAAAACAAAAAAATTATCTCATGGTTTGTAGTAATCAAATACGGGTTAATACCGATGGGAATAAATACAATAAATTTACTACTCCCGGTGGGGAAGCTGTTAAATTTTATGCTAGTATCCGATTAAAATTTTCCAATCCAGAAAAAATTTATAAAATAATTAAAATTGCAGGAAAAGAAAATAAAAAAGTTATTGGGGTACAAACTGAAATTGAGGTTGTAAAAACTGTTGATGAACCATATAGAAAAACACCTTTGATTATTATTTATGGATATGGAATTGATGATGTGAGGGCAAATCTTCAATATATTAAAGACCATACTAAAAATACAATGTATTGTGTTAATGATACTGAACTTGACACTTCAATGGAAAAATCAATTCAAATTGTTGAAAAAGAAGGTTTAGTTTTAGCATTAAAAGAACAAACAATTGATTTATGGGAAGAGATTGAGTCTAAATTTAAAACAGAAAGGAAACCAAAAAGATGAGCCAGCCAGATCCAATAAATTTACTCAAAATAAAATTGGATGAATTTGAACATAGTTTGAAAAAATCTTGTGATTCATATCAATGTAATCAAATTGATATTAAAACATATCTAATGCATAAAGAAAATTTACAATCTTTAATTCAAAAATATAAACAAGCAATTCTAATTTTAGAAGTATGATAAGAGGAATTTCTATAAATCCAAAACTTAAAATTTTAGCTCTGGATCCAGCAACACATTGTGGATATGCCATTAATTGTGAACTTTATGGTGTTTGGGATTTAACGCCGAAGCGAGATGAAAGTGCAGGAATGCGTTTAATCAGATTTCGTGCCAAATTAACTGAAATTATTCAATCTGAACATATTAATTTAGTTGCATTTGAACGTCCTGGTGGTAGACATGTTGGGGCAGTTATTGTACAATCAGAATTACAAGGGCAAATTAAAATTATTTGTGAGGATCATAACATTCAATATCGAGGATATTCTTCACAAGAAATTAAAAAATTTGCTACTGGAAAAGGAAATTGCGGAAAACCTGCAATGATTGATGCAGCACAAAAAAAATTAGGTTATATGGGAAAAAATGATAATGAAGCAGATGCTTTATGGCTTTTAGAATTAGCTCAATCTGATTATTTAAAATGATTTAAAAAGTAAATAAAATATGATTAATTCACTTCATATCACAAATTTTCAATCGTGGGAGGATGTTGAACTTGATTTTCATCCAGGGTTGAATATCATTGTTGGTTTATCTGATAATGGAAAATCTGCAATTATTCGTGCTTTAAAATGGCTCATTTTAAACCGTCCACTTGGAAATGAATTTCAATCTACCTGGGGAGGAAAAACTTCTGTTGAATTGACTACTTCTGAAAAAATTAAAATCACTCGAAGCCAAAATGAAAATGGGGATGATAAAATCTATTCCTTTTCCACTATTAAATCACCTTTTAAAGCGTTTGGCACGGAAGTTCCAAAAGAAATTTCAGATGTTTTAAATATTTCTGAAATCAATTTACATCAGCAACAAGACAGTTTTTTTCTTTTAAAAAATACTCCAGGGGAAGTTGCCCAGCATTTTAATAAAGTTGCTAATTTATCTAAAATTGATACAGCAACTCAAAATATTCAAAAATGGATTAATCAATTAAGTTCTATAATTGGTGTTGAGGAACTAAAAAATAAACCAGCAACCGGACTTATCAAAGATTTGCGTTTTCAAGAAAATGAATTGCTTAAATTTGCCCACCTTGATAAATTTGAATCCGAAGTAGAGATACTTGAGGATTTAGAAAATAAATTGAACCTTGAAGCTAAAAATAGGCAAAGATTAAGTGATCTTATTGATGAGATTGAAAATATCTTAATTGAAATTGAGGAAAAAGAAAAAATTCTTGAAATTGATCCTATTTTAAATCGAGTTCTTGATTTAATTGAAAAAAGAAATAAGGAAAAAAATGATGCATCGAAGTTAAATTTATTAGTCAGTGGAATTAAAATAAAGCAAAAACAAATTGAAGAAAAAGAAAAAATTATCCCTACTGAAATTTTAATTGATAAACTTATAAATTTATTTAAAGATAAAGAACAAGAGGAAAAAAATCAATATCAATTAAATAAATTAATTCAACACATTGAAAATGGTGATAAAGTGATTAAAGAAGCAGAACAGTTTTATGCAAAATTGCACAATGAATTTAAAAAAGAAATGGGGGATGTGTGCTTACTCTGTGGGACTAAATTAAAATAAATATGAAAAAGTATTATTATTCAGTTAGTGTGTACTCTTTTAATTCTGAAACTGAACGTTCTTTTGATATACAAAAAGTAGCAGGGGTTCATATTATTAAAGCACAATCTAAAAAAGCAGTTTTAGAAATTAGAGAACGTCATGGTATTTCAAATCCACGTTTTGCAAAAGTAGTAAATTTACGAATAAAGTGTACAAAATTAGATATGAGGTTAAAATCTAATAAAGAATTAATTAAATGTAGAAAACAAGGAATTGGTGGGAGTGTTTGGTATGAAGATGAAAATGGTAATTTGCAAAAAGAAATATGAAAAAACTAAAGACTATTTTAACTATGGAAGATAAAATATTAATGACAATCGCTGAATCTTTTCCTTTTAAATTTGAGGAAATAAAAGCAATTTATTTGAAATGGAGATCATTTGATGCAATGATCTGGTATTGTGAAATTGGAATAGCATATATATTCCTCTTTTAACTTTACATTCTATGATAATTGATTTAAAAGAAAGAAATGAAACGAAAACAAAATGTAAAATAGAATAAAATGAAAACAGATCAAGAAATAAAAATAGAAGGAAGATCCTTACGAGAATTATATGCCATATCACAAGAATGATGGACTTTTGTACCTTATCAAGATCAAGTGCAATATATAAATCAATATCTACATATCAATTTACTTTTTCCGAAAGAAGTAGAATTAAAATTAAAATCAATGGAACAAATATTAAAAATTTGGTATAATGAAATCTATTTAAACTTAAATAAATAAAATCATGTCAATGTCAACATATATTCATGCAGAAATTGAAAAAGATAAAATGTTTGCTGCACATAAGCAAATTTTAATAGCTTGCAAAAAAGCGAAAGTATCTTTACCAAAAGAAACAGCAGAGTATTTTGGTAGTACTGATCCTGATTGGGATTTATTAAACGAAAAATTGGAATTTGAACTTGTTGAAAGAAAACATTATTCTTTAATAGATAATAATTTTCCCGAATGTGGATTTATTTTACATATTAAAAAACTTCCAAAAGAAGTTTGTAAAGTTTATTTTAATAATTCTTGGTAAAATGAAACGAAATAAACCAGATTTAATCCTTTGCAGTGACTTACATTTGCGTGAAGATACTCCCACTTGTTATATAGGGGATTTTCAAAAAGAACAATGGGATGCTCTTGATTTTATAAAAAAATTGCAACAAACATATAATTGTTCTGTTCTATGTGGGGGAGATTTTTTTCATCATTGGAAACCAAGTCCGTTTTTATTATCTCAAACAATAGAACATTTGCCAGATCAATTTTTTAC